AATATAGGCTCTATGGTTCATAAATATTGTGAGATGTGGCTTAAAGGAGAAAAATTTACTGACCCAAGCGACCCTGTAGTTAAAGGGTGCTTTGATAAGTTTAAAAAGTTTTGGACAAAGCATAAACTTAAATTGGTAGAGTCCGAAAAAATTTTATATCACGAAAAAGGTGTATGTGGAACTTTAGACATAGTTGCTGAAGATGGAGAAAAAAATCTTTGGCTAATTGATATAAAAACAAGCAAAGGAATTTTCTTAAACATGGTACACCAACTTCACGGGTATCGTTGGCTTTTTGAGTGCCAAACAGGTAAGAAAATAAATAAGATGTATGTAGTTCGACTGCCTAAAGATGGTGCAGATTTCGAGGCTAGACATATCTTATATAAAAAGGAACACTTAAAAGCATTTCTTGGATTATTAAGTTGTCATAAATCCGAGTTATTGTTCAATGAGTCAGTACGAAAATACAATCAACTAAAAAAAGGAAAAACAAATGTATCAAAAAAATAGTTACGATTTACCATTCTGTGGTTTATCAATGAGATTATATCCAACAGGTAAGCAATCTCCAAAATATGAATATAGTGGAGAAGCATCTAAAGTTAAGTTCACTTGTAGCTTAACTAAAAAGAAATATGGTTTATCTCAAATTAGTGAGTGGGTAAGAACACCAGAAGTCGCTAAGTACACTAAAGCTGGTTATGTTTTAAAATATATGACTAAGGTACAAGAAAATAATAATCCGTCTCAATATGCTAAAAGCAATTTAGAGCAGATATTTTGTTTGGTCATGGTTAAACCATATAAACCTCAAACTGATAATGTAGATGGATTGAAGCCTATTTCTCAATCCATGCCACCTCATGCTACACAGTTTGCACCAGATAATGCTGTAACAGCAGAACAATCTGATATGGACGACGAGATACCATTCTAATGACTAAATTATCTGACACACAAGAACAACTTATTAGCGATTTCTATAACTTAAAAAAAGATTTCGCTATTAAGTTAGAGGAAATACAAGCATTGTATTTAGAATGTAAAAACTACTCTAATACGATTGAAAGATTGGAAAAAGAAAAAAAGGAATTACAGGCTAAAATCAAATTGCTTAAAAAAGAGGCTAAAGAAAATTTATTACACCCATGATAATACTTGGAAAACCAATACATAGAAAATTTAACAAGTTGATTTTTTTATTATTAACATTTATTTTATTAGGAGTCTTATATGCAATTATCTGAACAGTTATTTAAAAAATTATCTGATGCTTCTAACGAGTGGGCTGAAGCTGAAAAGAAAGTTATAATTTTAGAAGAAGGTAAAAAAGCTACATTTAGCAAACTTGTGTTGAAGCACAAGAAGCTAGTAAAAACAATCGCAGAGGCAGAGTACCATGCTCGTAGCGATCAAGAATATAAAGATATTATAGAACAATATTCAGAGGCATCTATGAATTTAATTAAATGCAGATACCACTATAATAATATTGATAAGTATGTAAGTTTAAAACAATCAGAGTTAAAAAGAGACTTAGCTTTGAATAGTAAAGTTTAATGAATTCTACTAACAAGTTGTTTTTTCATTATTACTCCTTTCATGTTAGTAGATAGAGCCATCAGGGAGACTTGGTGGCTTGTTAAAAAATTTTTGGGTGTTTCATGTGGGTTTTTATAAATGTTTCCCACTTTGCTCTTTGCACCCAAAATAGTTAGAGTGGATTTGACTCCCCTTACCATTTTAACATTGAAGCTGGGGTAGGCAATAACTGGTTCTGCTTACCCTAGTTTCTAGTAATCTCTAAATCTTTTAAATTAGTTTTTTCTGTGATTGGAGTTTCTGTGTATTGATAATCTATAATTTCAACATCTTCGTGTCGTTCAAGTTCATATAAAGCATTTAAGAGTTTTGGTTTATGAGGACTTTGATCAACAAAACGAAACGCAATCCAATGATTATAGTCTTTCCATCTTGATGAAACTTCAAACTCTACATCTATTATTACTGCGTCTATGTCCATTAGACCATATTAACTATTTTTAGATTTTATGAAATGCTATTTTTTAGAAGTAAATTTCTTGACAGTATTTACACCAAAAGACGCACCGACTATTGTAAGAATTATTATCCAAAAGTAATCACTAGCATATTCTAATATTTCCCAGCCTCTAAGCATAGTCTCTTGGAATTGTGGTATAAAATGAAATAAGAAAACTAAAGAAAATACGACAACTAACCATTCATCTTTAAAACTATTTTCTTGTTGTCTTATCTGTTCTACAGATACAGTTTTAACAGCCTCTATTTCTTTAGCTTTTATAATCTTATCTTTTTCTAATTTATGCTGAATAGCACCAATAGTTTTATTAGCGATTATCTTTGTTAATGGATTTGATAATAGTTTAAGCCAGATCATAAATAAGTATTAGCAGTTAAAATAATTATTGCTGACCAGTATAGCACAAGGAAAGAATAAATTAAATATAGGAATTTCATTGACTCCTAATATTCCTTATTTTTTATTTTTCAATAAAATAGTATAATTACCAGCCATATTTTATAATTTCTTCAATCTCATTATAAGTCATTGTACTTTGTGCATTACTTAGTAATTGATTTAATCTTTCTAAATGTATTTTCTTTTTTGATAAACTAGATTTAATTTGTCTTTTTAAATGACCAGCAAGTTCGTTTAATTCTTCTTCGTCCCAATCAGGCATAGAAATTATATCCTTATGTCTTTGGCTAACCTTGTCATATAAAATATAACAACATTCTGTGTATTCAGGATTAGAAGCACCCAATAAAGTATTACATTCTCTACAAGTTGGTAAAACCTCATCTTTTTTATAACTTCTTTTTCTACCAGAATTAGCTACAGATTCTTTATAATGGTGTCTATCTTTTCCAATATCTCCACAATAGATGCAAGTGCTTACATTAAATTTATCTGACATATGCGATTTAGAGCCTTTTATTTATGCTATATGCTAAATTAACAAAACTATCAAATTTTAAAATAGGCATCACTCTACGAGCCTCTATGAGCCTTTAAATGATATATTAGAGCAGATTTTGTCTTCAATTTGTATTATTTATTTTCTTTTAACTTATCAATTAAAAGTTGTGCATAATGGATAGCTTTTTCAATATCTTGAATTTGTAAATCTGTATTTTGATTTTTCTTATTATACCTTGAAATATATTTGATTATATTGCCTTGATACCAATTAAAGTTATTTGAATATATATAATCAGATACTTGAATAGACATATCTTTATAGTGTGAACCACCTATTTGAGTTTTATCTGCTTTAGACAATTTTCCCTATCCAATCGCCTTTTTTATCTAAAACCATAGGGTATAGTCTAGGCTGACCATTTATGATAGCACCTGTACCTATTACAAATCTAAGTCTATGATTCTTAGAATATAAGAAATTTAACCTAGACTGTTTAGTGAGACACCCGCATTGGAGAGACCATACCAAATTATCAGGATTAGAAAAGTATTGTATTTGAAATTTTGAATGAAAGTGAAACTGGCAAACATTCTTTCCATACTGCATAGCCAATTTTAGACCCTCACTTGCCATTCCGTGAACAAAGTAACATTCTGAACCATCACTTAATTTTAAGTTTAAATCATCTACCCATTTCCATTGATGATCTACTTCTAAAAATTCATTATACGATCTTAAATATGCTCTTGGCATACCATGTTTTAATGCTCGTCTATAAATTAATGATGAATGATTAGAATGTAATAAAGTCATTTTAGGAAATATTTTTTTAAGTTCCCAAATGTATTTTTTAGATTGTCTTAATTCATCTCCAGCACTAGGTAAATCAGGGTCAGAGTCGTGCATAGATAATGCGTGTTTATCAAGTTCGTCTCCACCATTTACAACTATTTGTGGCTTAACAACTTTCTTAAGTTCTTTTAAAAAATCAAATGCTTGAGGGTGGTGTGCGGGTATATGTAAATCTGAAATCGTTAAAATTCTAGAGTACTTCATGCAAGTATGTGTTGTATATTATTTAGATAAAAAGTAAAGCACTTGTGCTAAAAACAATAATGCCACAGCACCAACTCCGTACATAATCCAGTTAGTCATGTTGTCAAACTTCTTATCAATCTTATCATCTATCTTTTCAATATCTTCGTGCATATGTTTTAAGTGATTATTCTGAATTGTATGAATAGATTTTTTAAGACCTGTTACATGACCATATAAGGCAACAATGTGTTCTCCTGTTGTCTTAGGTCTTTTAGTCATTAATGATAATCCTCTAAGAATAAAGATATTGAACCAGAAACAGCAGTTGTTGCATCTGCTTTAGCTCTTAATTCTATGTCCGTTTTTTCTTCTATTTTAAAAGGTATTACAAATGTTTCAAATAATGGAACACCAAAAGTAGATTGGAAAGCTACTGTATTCCAAACATTACCATTTGATACTTGTTTAGTTAAAATCTTAGCTTCTATTTCTTTTTGTTTAGATGAACCAATACTAGCTTGAACTATAAAACCTCTTTTGTTTGCTGGGATAGTATAAATTGCTGATAATGAAGAACCATATCCAGCAACTACTGTTGCAACTGTTTGAGTATCAACTACGGCAGTTAATGTTCCAACATTAGCATTACCTGTATTTGCAGTAATCATTCTAATTGAAAAAACTCTAATAAATGTTTCAGTAGTAGCACCACCACCTATTGTAGCTATAGCAGTTTGTTGATTATAATTTGCATCTAATCCTGTTATTAAAACTGTTCCTGTATTATCTGAAGATGTGTTTGAAGATGTAACTGTACAGCCAGTTGCAGTTGATGGATAAGTTGGAGTTCCACCTACTCCCCATACTGTTTCAAATGATGAACCGATTGCATCATTATATCCGAATTGACCAGCAGATGAAAAATCTTCTACTAATCCTTTTTCAACACTTAGACCAAATTGAAATGGTAAAACAGGTTGTGTATTTTGAATATTAAAAGCCATATGTTTTAATATCAGATATTAGTTAAATTTCAATAAAGTTAAGTTTGCCCTCATCATGCCATCTTTTAATCCAATATTCGTCTTTTTCCATTTCATGTGATGGATAAGCATAAGTCTTAGATACTTGGTGTATTTCTCTAGTATATTTATTACAAGTTTCAAAGAAATTATAACCTGTAACATGAAGATCGCATTTAATGTTATTTAATATCCAATATACAGAAACTAATCCTGTT